GAATGTTAGGTAAAAAAATCACTGATAACTTATATGGTGGTGATATTGGTAAAGCATATGATGCTGTTGTAAACCCCCATAAAAACCCTTACGATATAAAAGAAGATGAAGATGATGACTTAGATGCTAAAGCAATTAAACAAGCTAAAGGAGCTAGGGGTAAACATAAAAAATTAGATATAGCACTTAAATCTTTAAAATCAATAACTGCTGAAATGAAATCATTAGCACGTGAATACAGTAAAGCAGATGGAGTAGAAAAAGAAAAAATAAAAGATAAATTAAAGAAAAAAACTCCAATTAAAAAAGAATTGGAAGCAATGGTTGCTAAATTAGAAAAAAATGTCGTCTAAAGAAAGATTTTTATATATAGCTTTATTATTATTATCTAGTGTTTTTATTTCCTACTTATTCTTCTCTGAAGATGAAAGTTATGTGGAACAATATAATTTTGAGATAAAGAAATTAGAACAAAAAATAGATTCATTACATAATATAAACCATGAATTAACTTATAAAGTTGATACTCTACAAATTCAAGTAAAAGAATTAGATTTAGAATTGGGTTTAAAAGATAATAGAATAAAATCATTAAAATATGAAATTAATACTAAAATGGATGCTGTTGACTCTTTTAATGTTAACGAGCTTGAAAAGTTCTTCACAGACCGTTACAGACAGTACAACGATTCGATTAAAAAAACCAATAGCCCGATTAGTAATTAAAGATCTTATTAAAGGGGATGGTAATAAACAAGAAATAATACTTTTAAGTGATAAAATCAATATTTTAAACCAAAAAGGTATATTAAAAGATAGTATTATATCTAATTTAGATTTACAAATTAATAACTTTAATTCCATATTATTCCAAAAATCTAATCAACTAGAAATATCCAGGGAATTAACAGAAAAATTACAATTAGATTTAAAAAAACAAAAATTTAAAACTAAGTTTGTAAGTGGTATAGGAATAATAGCAATAATAGGAACAGTTCTATTAATTAATTAGTTATATGGCTGATATAAAAAAAGTAATACGTCAAGAATATCTAAAATGTGCTACAGACCCAGTACATTTTATGCGTAAATACTGTTATATACAACATCCACAACGTGGGCGTATACAGTTTAACCTGTATCCTTTTCAAGAAAAGGTATTAACGTTATTTCAAAATAATGATTATAGCGCAATATTAAAATCTAGACAATTAGGTATATCTACTTTAGTATCTGGGTTTTCCTTATGGTTAATGACTTTCCATAAAGACAAAAATATACTTGCCCTAGCAACAACACAGGCAACTGCTCGAAATCTAGTAACTAAAGTACAATTCATGTGGGAAAATTTACCTTCATGGCTTAAAGTGGATTCAGCTGAAAATAATAAATTATCCCTTCGATTAGCAAATGGTTCAAAAATTCAAGCAAAATCTTCTAATGCAGATGCAGCAAGATCAGAAGCAGTATCTTTACTGGTAATTGATGAGGCAGCCTTCATTGATAATATTGCTGAAACATGGGCTTCTGCACAACAAACTTTAGCAACGGGTGGTGGAGCTATAGTATTATCTACACCTTATGGTACAGGTAATTGGTTTCATCAAACTTGGGTTAGAGCCGAAGCAGGAGAAAATGATTTCTTACCAATAAAATTGCCTTGGTTTGTACACCCTGAAAGAGACCAAAAATGGAGAGATGCTCAAGATGCTTTATTAGGTGACCCTAGACTAGCAGCACAAGAATGTGATTGTGATTTTAGTACATCTGGTGATATAGTATTTTATAATGAACATTTAGAATTTTACGAAAAATCATACATAAAAGATCCTTTAGAACGTAGAGGAGCAGATCAAAATTTGTGGGTATGGGAAAATGCTGATTATTCTAGATCGTATATGGTTTTAGCAGATGTGGCTCGAGGTGATGGAAAAGATTTTTCTACTTGTCATGTGATGGATATTGAAACCAACGTTCAAGTAGCAGAGTATAAAGGGCAAATAGGTACAAAGGAATTTGGTCATTTATTAGTAGGTTTAGCTACAGAATATAATGAAGCTTTACTTGTAATAGAAAATGCCAATATAGGTTGGGCTACAATACAGGTAGCCATAGATAGAAATTATTCTAACCTTTACTATTCACAAAAGAGTGGAGAAGCCAATGCTAATTCGTATTTTGACCAATATGGAGATAATTCCAAAAAAGTAGCAGGTTTTACTATGTCATCTAAAACAAGACCTATGATTATAGGTAAGTTTCAAGAATACATTAGTGATAAAGGAGTGACAATTCAATCTAGAAGGTTAATTGAAGAAATGAAAGTTTTTATTTGGAAAAATGGAAGAGCAGAAGCACAAACTGGGTATAATGATGATTTAGTAATGGCTTTTGGAATGGGAATGTATGTTAGAGATACAGCATTAAAATTTAAACAAAGAGGAATTGATTTAACAAAACAGTCATTAAGTAATATGACAGTTAATAGAACACCTTATCAAGGGGGTTATGGTAGTGGTTACAATCAACAAGTAAAAAACCCATACAGTATAAATAATGACAAGGGTGGCAAAGAAGATATTAGTTGGTTATTATAACCATATTTATAAACAATAATTATATATTAAATGGCGGATAAAAGTGTATTTACAAGATTAAGGAGATTATTTTCTACCGACGTAGTAATACGAAACGTTGGAGGTAATCAAATTAAAACCATAGATTCGGGTCATATCCAATCTAGTGGAGAGTATGAAACAAATGCTCTAGTAGACAGATTTAACAAAGTCTACTCCTCAGCTCCAACTTCATTGTACGGAGCACAATTTAACTTAAACTATCAATATTTAAGAACCCAATTATATTCAGAATATGATGTAATGGATACAGATGCTATTATTGCATCTTCACTTGATATTATAGCAGATGAATCAACATTGAAAAATGATATGGGCGAAGTGCTTCAAATTAGAAGTTCAAATGAGGATATCCAAAAAATACTGTATAATCTATTTTATGATGTATTAAATGTAGAGTTTAACTTATGGATGTGGGTTAGACAAATGTGTAAATATGGAGACTTTTTCTTAAAATTAGAAATTGCTGAAAAATTCGGTGTTTATAATGTTATACCTTACACAGCATACCACATTGAAAGAATTGAAGGACAAAACCCAGAAAACCCATCTGAAGTAAAATTTAAGTGGAATCCTGAAGGTTTTTCTGGTGGTTCATCTAGTGGATATTATAACGTAGCGGGAGCTAATGGTATTAATGACGATAGAGGTGGTATTGTATACGATAATTATGAAATGGCTCATTTTAGAATGGTGGGTGATGTAAATTATCTTCCATATGGTAGATCTTATGTTGAACCAGCTAGAAAAATATTTAAACAATATACATTAATGGAAGACGCGATGTTAATTCATAGAATTGCTCGTGCCCCTGAAAAAAGAGTATTTTATGTAAATGTTGGAGCTATCCCTCCAGCTGAAGTAGAAGCATTTATGCAGAAAACTATTAATAACATGAAACGTGCTCCAATGATGGATGAAAAAACGGGAGAGTATAACTTGAAGTATAATATGCAAAATATGCTTGAAGATTTTTATATCCCTGTTCGTGGTAATGATAGTGCTACAAAAATTGATACTACACCAGGTTTACAGTATGACGGTATTGCTGATGTTGAATATTTAAGAGAAAAATTATTTGCTGCCTTAAAAGTACCTAAAGCATTTATGGGGTATGGAGAAGCAGAAGCAGGAAAAGCTACATTAGCACAACAAGATATTAGATTTGCACGTACTATTGATAGAATACAAAGAATTTTACTTTCAGAGTTACAAAAAATTGCATTAGTCCATTTATATACCCAAGGATATAAAGATGAAACTTTAACAAATTTTGAATTATCAATGACAACTCCTTCTATCATTTATGATCAGGAAAGAATTGAGTTGATGAAATCAAAATCTGAATTAGCTGGAACTTTATTAGAACAAGGTTTAGTACCATCTGATTGGATTTATCATAACGTATATCATTTCAGTGAAGACCAATATGATGAGTATAGAGATTTAGTTCGTGAAGATTCTAAACGTAAATTTAGAAATGATCAAATACTAGCTGAAGGTAATGATCCTGTAGAAAGTGGTAAATCATATGGTACACCCCACGACTTAGCTTCATTATATGGTAAAGGAAGAACAGTATCAGACCCAGGGAATGTGCCTGATGGTTATAATGAGGAAGAACCAGAATTAGGTCGCCCTAAAGATGGAATTACTAATAGAGGAAAACAAAGTAATAACTTTGGAAAAGATCCATTAGGAGTTAAAAGCATGAAGGGTACAGACAAAAATGATGGAGATCCTTTAAAACCAAGACTATCAGAATTTGAAAATCCTAAAATAACTTATTTAAAAAACAAGGATATCTTTAAGGGTCTAGACAAAAAACAATTAATATTTGAACAAGATAAAACAGATTCTTCGTTACTNGATGAATCTCGACTAAAATCTTAATATTTATAAATAAATATATTTTTGATGAAAATTAAACACTCAAAGTATAAAAATACGGGTATACTATTTGAATTGCTTGTTAGACAAATAACTGCGGATACCCTATCGGGAAAAGAATCTAAGGCTATTGACTTACTAAAGACTTACTTTGTAAAAACAGAATTAGGTCGTGAATATAAGTTGTATGAAACAATTACAAAGTCTAAAGTATTAAACGAATCTAGAGCAGCCTTATATTTAAATACTACCCTAGATAATTCTAAAATATTTAATAGAAGCGCCTTAAGAAAGCAAAAGTACAATTTAATTAATGAAATTAAAAATCATTATGACTTAAATACTTTCTTCGGTTCACAAATTAAAAACTACAAAGAAACAGCAGCCTTATATACATTAATTGAAGGTGTTAATTCTAAAAGTGTAGTTGACAATGACCAGTTAATTGCTAGTAAAATTACAATATTAGAATTTTTAACTAAGACTAAAATAAAAAAGACTAAAAAGGATGAAGTACTAGCAGAATTTGCTACTTACGATAAAGATGTAAGATCCTTAACTTATAGAATACTATTAGAAAAATTCAATGAAAAGTATGATGGTTTAAGTCATGACCAAAAACAGGTACTTAAAGAATTTATTAATTCTGTAGACTCAACACCTGGATTAAGAACTTTCTATAATTCTAAAATAAAAGAATTAAAAACTTCTTTAGTTGAAACAACTAAAAATATAAAAGACCAAGCTACAAAAGTTAAAACTACAGAAGTTACTAAGTTTTTAACAGAATTAAGTAAAACTGATAAGGTAGATAATGATAATTTAGTTGATTTATTACAATATTATGAACTAGTAAATGAAATTAAAGTAGCAAATGGCTTATAAATATAAACTTAAAGAAGAACCTTTTAATGTAGGTGATACGGACGTAAGAGGAGGTGTTAAAACCACAATTACAGATTTAGACCCAGAAACAGGTGCTGTAACTTGGGATGTTAAAAATGTACCAGCTATTGATTCTACTTTTAAAGAGTTTAAAGAATTAAGAAGATTTATAACCCAATTAGCTCGTGATACGGAAGATACTGTAATTGATGATTTAGCTGACCAAATTAGTAAGGTATTTAACCAATATAGAACTCATATTAGAAAAAAATACCCTAAATCATATAAAAGAGTTAATGAAGGGGATATAGATGAAGAAATAGATATTAAAGCACCAATTACTCAGGCAAATTTAGCTAAAGCTAATAATCAAATTAATAATTCTTCGGGCCTTGCAGATTATATATTGGATATTATTAACCAAATTAAAAATAAAGAACAAGAAGGTTTATTCAATAACCCAAATATTAAACAAGCTATTAGTTTTTTAGAAAAAGCTAGAGGTGTAGATGAAATATCTACATCAGGTGGGGCGGGTGCTTATTTAACCCCATATGCTTTTAGATTAAAAGGTCAAAAACCCAATATTAAAGCATATAAAGAATTAGGATATAAAGAAGTTAAAGAAGGAGTAGGAGCAACATTAGGACCAGGTCCAGCTGCTGGAGAAGATGGAGTTAAAGATAATGCTTATGTAAAACAATTTAAATACAAACTAGTCCCTAAAAATTCAGATGGTACTTATGTACAAAAAGGATCAGGACTTGAAGTAAAAAAATTGTATTAATATGTATAACTATAAATTAAAAGAGGAAGATAGCAAAGCATCAAAATATCAACAAAAACGTATTGAGGCTTTTGATGAGTTAGAAAGTAGATTAAATAATGTAAAAAAATTATTACGTCAGGGTAAAATAGAAACTATAAAAACATATAGAGAACAACCCAATACTTTTGCTGTAGTAAAACCTACAGATATTATTGGAGACTTTATAAAAGATATTGAAATATTATTAGATAAATAAATTATGAAAACATTACAAGAACAATTCAATTTAATT